GAATTACAAACCGCTCATAACATGGGTGTAATGAACAGTTATCAAGAGTTAGGAGTGGATTATGTTGAATGGCGTAGTGCTCATGATAAAAGAGTCAGAGGAAACCGCAAAACCGACAGGGCCAATCATATAATCATGGATGGGGAGATTGTTAAGATTGGTGAGAAGTTTAGTAATGGTTTACTTTATCCTGGTGATAAGGAGGGCAAGATTGCTGAATGGATTAATTGTCGATGTAGTGTTGTGCCTTATCTGATGAGACCAGGTACTGTTGCACCTGTTGGTCAGTCAAACTTCCGTGATAGTGATGTTATAAGTGTTAGTGAACCTAACTACAATCAACTTTTATCTGAACATACTGGTGGAGCTTTAAACTGGGAGCAATACCAACAAATACTGCAAGGCAAAAGCATCGCAGACCTTGGGATTGTAGCAAGACAAGTACAAAACAAAGAGGAGGATAAGGATATGGTTAAAGCAGAAGGGTTAGATGACTTAAACACATTTAAAGAAACAATCAAAACAGAAAACAAGAAACTAAACAACATGTGTAAAAGAAATGATTGTTACGAAGAAGTATATAGTATCTTATCTGAAATGGATTTAACTGAATTCAAATTATCTGATGTTACACTTGAAAATCCTTTCAAAGCCTACAAAAAAGAAGAATTGAAAGAGTTCATTGGAATGACTAATTTAGATTTATACAATGAATATTATGACAAACCATTTAAGAAATTCTGTGAAGAATTTGGTTTGGAAAATGACAATGATATATTAGAAGCCATTTCTGATGGTATAAATGAGGGAGGAGTGGAAGTTGCATATCCTCTTTTTGAAAAGAAATTACTTATCCGAATTGAGTAGTAAACTGATTTTCTAATTTCTCTAACTATATTATGAAGAACATCTAAAATGATATGCCTCCCCCCTTAATGATGTTCTTTAATAGTTATTCTTATGTACATTAACAAACTAGAAGATGGTTCATTGGAGTTAACTGCACCAGTCATGATACCTGGAGCAAAGGATTGTGACTACAGTAACGGTGAACCACCACTCACAAAAGAACAAATCCAAAGATTCGCAAAGTCCTATGAAAACTACCAATTCATAGACCACGAACACGGACTAACAAGGAACGGCCAAAAGATTGGTGTTCCTGTTAACTCATTTTTACTAACTAATGACACAACCATGAACACAGTTGATGGATCTAAAACTTATCCGTCTGGTACTTGGATGATGACTTCCCATCTCACTGATGAAGCTGCAATTAAGAAAGCGATAAATGGTGAGTATACTGGTTATAGTGTTAGTGTGTTTAATCGTACTCGTGCAGATGCTTATCTCGAAGCATTAAAGCACGATGACACTACACCAATGCCAACCGCTTGTAAAACTATCAATAGTGGTGGAACTGCATTAATCAAAGACATTAATGACCCTGTAGTCTTAAGTGTATCGTTAGTAAAAAGTCCATGTTTGCATGACAGTAAGTTTTGCGAATTAGATGGTGATATAATGACAGATGAAGTAAAATCAATGAAAAGTAAAATACTCGATGCAATGGGCATGAGTGAACAAGCTGAAGTTGAAGCATTGAAATCCGAAGTTGTTTCACTTGAAAGCAAAATCGATGAAATGCAAAAAGACTTCACTGAGGCACTTAAATCCATGCAAGAGTCATTTGAAGCAAAGTTAACTGAAGCTTTATCTCCAGTTGCAGAGAAATCCGAAGAGGAAGAAGTAACTGAAGAAGTGGAAGTTGAAGAAGAACCAGTTGAAACTGAAGAAACCGAAACTGAAGAAGAAGTTGAAGAAGAATCTGCTGAAGAACCTGTTGCTGAGAAAGGTGAATCCAAAGCCGAACCAATACACGACAACATGGCAGAAAAAACCAAGAAAATAAACATTTATGAGTACATGGGTAAAAACAACGACGGTACTCGTAAAAGACACTAAATTTTACAAATTCAAACCAAAAAAGAACGTGATTAATTATGGCTAACGAATATATTTTATCCCAACTCGTTAACGAAAACGAAAAGGAAGTTTTCAAGTCAATGTACAGTGAAATGACTTCCGCTAAAGCAATCTTGAACGAAGAACAATTTGCTCAATTCATGAGAGCAGCAACAATCAACCAAACCATCTTGAATGATCCTTCATTCCGTAGAATGAACAGTCCATCTCAAGTAGTATCCTCCACCAAAATTGCAGGCCGTGTATTACAAAACGGATATTCCAGTGGTAGGACCACCAATGCAAGTTTAACCGAAGCAGATGTTGACTTTGGTAAAGTTGAATTAGTTGCTAAAAAATTAAAAGCAAAAACTAGCATTCTTGATGATGATAAAGATGACAACATCGAAAGAGAACAATTCGAACAAACCCTTTTAACTATGATGGGTGAAGCTGTTGGTATTGACTTGGAAGCAGTTGCTGTATTCGGTGACACCGCTTATGTTGATGGTTCAGCTCATGCAGACCCATTATTCTCCACTATGGATGGATGGTTAAAAAATGCAACCGCAATCAAATCACAAGGTGTAATCACCGCAGCCGGTAGTGGTACTGCTGATTTTAACTTAACCAACGACGGCATCACCGGAATGTTCGATGCAATGTTATACAAATTACCTGCTGCATACAGGCAAGCTAACCTCATGAAAGACCTTGTATTCTATGTTCCTTTCGAAGTACAAGAAGCATACCGTGATTACTTAATTGACAGAGAAACTGGTCTCGGTGACTCCAGTTTATTAAATGCTGATGAATTAAGATACAAAGGTATTCCTGTTAAATATGCTCCAGTATTAGATGCAACTGATGGTAGAACCGTATACGGTAATGTTCCCTCTATTTTAACTGTTCCTGAGTTCTTATGGTATGGTGTATTTAAAGACTTATCCGTTGAACCTAACCGTGTTGCTAAAGATGAAAACACTGAATACTTCTACCGTATCAGATGTGCTGTTGCTAACCAATGGGCAGACGCTGTTATTGCTGCACAAATCACCGCAACTGAAGCTGCTGCAATGATTTAAAGGAGGTAATCCTTTATGTCTATGAAAATGAAAAAGCAAGTCAAACAATTACTTGCGGATGACACCAGTCAAGGAACCGACATCACCGGTTTAAAAACCGATGTTGGAAACTTGAAAACCGCAGTAGGTTCCAGTGACACCAGTGCAGGTAGTCTCAAAAAAAGATGCAAAGACATTGAAACCGCTATTGGTGATGAAGACACTGCGTCTTCAATCCTTGGCCGTATCAAAGCATTGGAAACCGCAGCAAATAATAGTGGTGGCGGTGATTCATAAATGGCAGCCAAAAAAAAGACTGCCAAAAAGGATGACTTATTACCTTTCGATGAGTTACCACACAACGTCAGACGCAACAGAAGAGCTTTATACGAATACATAAGAACTGGAGAGTTACCAGAATAATTCTCCTATATTCTTTTTTTTACAACACATGGGGTAATGATTCATGACAGAAGAAAACGAAACTGTGGCGGAAACCACAAACAACAAAACAACACCGGTTAAAGATTTATGGATAACCACCACATCAGTAGTGAACTTCCATGGATTAAAACCAAAACAATTCAACCTGGAAAAAACCGATGATAATGGACTTGACAACATCATTAGTGAATGGATCATACAAGGTCAAAGTCTGATTAACACTTTTTGTCATCGTGAGTATACTTCAGTTACTGTGACTCCTGCAGTGCAGAATGTGTTACTCAGATTAGTGTCTAATATGTGTACTTTGGCGATACAGCGTAGGGATACTCCAATTATTAAAGTGAATGATTGGAATATACAGACTGTGCCGTCTGATATATTTACTGATGATTTGAAAGAAGATTTGAAACCTTTCATTAAAGATTCCAGTAATGATTACAAATCAATTGGTTTCTTTGCTATTACAGGAGCCGATGAAGATGGTAACTGTTGAAGTGGACTTATCCAAAGTGGATAAGTTTGGTCCTAAAATGCCAGAAATTAGGCGTGTTGGTTTAAAACGTATTGCTTTAGATATGCAACGAACCGTTGATAAACTCTCACCAATTGATGAAGGGTTATTGCATAAATGGTTCATTGCAGAATTGGGTGATGACCATGCGAAAATCAAATCACCTGCCAAATATGTCGGACCTGTAAACTATGGTCACAGTCAAAGAGTGGGAAGATTTATTCCTGGTTCATGGAATGGTGATAAATTCAATTATGACCCAAGTTCTAAGACAGGAATGGTTTTGAAACAATCATGGGTTGAAGGTCAACATTTCATTGAAAAAGCAATATCCAATGTTAATCCAAGGATTGATGACCATATGAAAACTGCAATAGCAGAGGTGTTAAAATGACTGTTAATATTGTATCCGGTTTTGAAAATGTTTACAAGGTAATCAAAGGTTGTATTGATGCCGAAATGGTACCGGATGGTTTACTTGAAGATGTAGAGTCATTCATACCAATCTACAATGAAGATGAAACTGTTGATGAACCGTTAATTTGGATGTATCAACTGGAAACTACACCAGTAAGAAATGCGGATATTTCACAGACAATGGATTTAAGTACACCTTTCCAATTCAACTGTGCAGTATATGAAGACGATATTGAAGATGCTAACAAGGAAACTCAAAACCTTGCTTGCAGAGTAGTCGTAGCTATACTAAACAACTGGCAAACTATCCAGTCACAATTAAGTCCTGGTGAAAGACAAATTATCTCAATCAGTTTTGACCGTTACTATCCATTAGGAACAATAGATGTCAACAAAAAAAGTGACAGATTACCAGTAACTGGAGTAATCTTGAATGTTACTCACCGTATCAATTGGAAAATGTGTTGTAGAACAATAAATAATGATTAAAAAATGAGGTAAACGATGGTGAATAGAGGATTTGGAATCGAAGTGGAAGGAACCTATGGCTCTCCATCTGTATCCACCGCTAACTTTGACCCTGATTGGTGGAGTCATGCAGACACCGTTGAATTCAAACTCAACGATGACCCAGTCATTAGAAGCGGTACAAGTAGAATGAATAAACGTGCACGTGCAGGTATCATGAAACCAACCGGTAGCACTGAGGCGGATGCTGACTTACAGACCCTTGCATGGTACTTCTTCGGATTCTTAGATAATTATGTTTACACCGCCGGAGGCTCCGGTGCAACTGTCCATACTCATGAATTCTATGGTGGCGAAGGTAAAGAATTACCATCATTCCGTGGAATAGCAATGTTCGACATGCTCAAAAAATACATCAAAGGAATGACCATCGATGAACTAAAACTCGAAGTCAGTAATGAGAATATGACAGTCGGTGCAGAATGGTTATATAAAACCGAATCCGCCGCATTAAATGAAGCATTTACTGAACCTGATGAATTAACCAATGAAGGATTATTCATCATGTTTTACGATGTATCATTGAAAATGGCTGCAGTTGGAAGTACATTAACTGCCCTTGATGGTGTTTCCACTGCTTTCACTTATGAGGGTAAAAATAACCATAATGTAGATGCAGCAATTGGTCTCGGTAGTCGTGCACCACAAAAACGTGCATTAGCAGGTAAAAGGGAAAACGACATAAGCATTACCACCACATTAACATCAGATACCGCAAGGAAAATATTAGATGCTGAATATGGTGAAGCCAATGCAACCAGTCCATCAACTTGTAAGATTTTG